GTTTAAATTGTTTCCCTCTAGGTCTGCGTCTTTTAAGAATGATTCTAAACTAGGTTCTTCTGCTAAAGAACCAAAATCTCTGCTTGGTCTAACTCTAAATAAAAACGATGAATAGATTTGAATAATATTTTTACAATGATTATCACAAGGAGTGTTTGCAAGTCTTTGATTAAACTCGTTATCTAATTCTAAATTGTATCTATTAAGATATTGACCAATCATATAGTCATATCCACCATTGTACGATCTAATGTAGTATTCCCAATTATTAACAGTTTGCTGATAGTCTTTGTGAACTTCTAATGCTTGATCTCTTGAATATGCCATAATTTATTTAATTGTCCATCTTGTTGGAGAAGAAAAATTAGCCTGTGTAGTTAATGGTTTTAAATAATCAATCATATAACCAAGAGCATCGTTCATGTGATCGAATCCATCTTCCTTGTCAGGAATATTTGTATTCTCCTTGTATATTTGTCTTTGTAAACCTTTTATCAATGTTTTGCAAGATTGTGAAACAAAAATATGTCTTTCTCCTTTAGAATCTTTTAACCTACTATTAACTGCATTGACCCTATCTCGTATTGCTGGGTGTTTATGTTTTACCTTAACTTTAAATCCAGCATTTTGTAATATTGATAAATCAGTACGTCCACCAGCAGATGTTTTTCTTTGTTTAGAAGCTGGGTCAGGGTATATAAATATTTGCATTTTAGTTCCATATCTATCTCGTATTTCTTGCACCATTTCATCAGTATTAGAGCCATAAATAATAACTTCATCTACAAAATAAACTTTATCTTTTTCAATCTGTCCTACACAAGCTGACATTGGGTCAACGTTAAAGTCCATTCCTATATGTAAAGGTTTAGTCCAATCTATTTGTTTTTTAACAACATTATCAACTGGGTGGAAGTTGTAATAAACTGCACCAGCATAGTTTTCAAATGTACCCTCAAACTCTTGTCTAAATGTTCTAATATCTATGTCTTGTTTGGCTTGTTCTATTTCTTCTTCAGTGACCATACCACCATCAATAGTAGTATATTGAAAAGACTCCCAATCATCATCTTGCTTTCCTTTAAGATACATTTCGTATGACCAATTTCCATAACCTTTTGGAGTTCCACACATAAGCACATGACCTAATCTATCTGATATTGATGCTCTTAATACTTCAAACCAAGTTCGTTTGTCTATATCTGCAAATTCATCTAATATTAAAAAATCTAATCCTGTACCTCGAAGTGAATCATAATTATCTGCACCTTTTAATGATATTTGACTATTTGTTTTTCTAATAGTTATTGTCATAGTGGTTTCGTTAATATCCTCAATCCAAT